ATTGGCAATCATTTGGAGACAGATGCTTTGTAATGCCTTTAAAAAATAATGACTCTTTAAGTCTAGATAAAGAACAAAAGCTTATTGGTATACTAAAATACGGTAATAACTCCTTAGAAGCGCTTAAAATAAGCCCAGAGGATGTTGTAGGCTTTACACCAAACAGTGAATGGGATTTTATTGTAGATAATCAAAGAGTTTATTGTATGAAATCTAATGATATTGTAATTAAGTATGAACACAAAGGAGACCAAGAGGAATATAATCCAAGCTGGGCAGGTGGCAGTTGAAGAATTAATCAAAGTAGCTAAAGAAGCTATTGTTGATACCGAAGATGATATAACGGCTGATAGATTAAAAAATGCTGCAGCTACAAAAAAGTTAGCAATATTCGATGCTTTTGAAATACTAACTAGAATAGAAGCAGAAGAAGCGTTATTAAATGAAAAACCTAAAGAATCTACAGGAGAAAAAGCTTTTAGAGGATTTGCTGAAGGAAGATCTAAGTAATGTACGAGCAAACTTTAGTAACAGTATTAAAAGACTACGTAAAACCTAAAATAGTTAATAGGTTAAATAGATACAATAAGTGGACTTATGGTTATAATAAAGAGTATGACGTTGTTGTTATAAGTCGAACTGGACAGATTGGAGAGATATATGATATTCAAGGTTTAAAAATTGCTTTACCAAAACAAAAAGAAGCTGCTAAATTTCAAAATAATAAATGGGAACATACTCCATACCCTAAAGAATTAGAAAAAATTAAATCAGTATTTGATTGGGATGAATATCCTGTCGAGTTTAAAGAGAAGTGGTATGACTATATTGACACAGAGTTTAAAAGGCGTGAAGAAGGTTTTTGGTTTATTAACAAAGACAAGCCTACTTATATTACTGGTACTAACTACATGTACTTGCAGTGGTCCAAGATTGATGTTGGGCAGCCAGACTTTCGGGAATCAAACAGATTATTCTATTTATTCTGGGAAGCTTGTAAGGCAGATCAACGGTGTTACGGAATGTGTTATCTTAAAAACCGACGGTCAGGTTTCTCTTTCATGGCTTCAGGTGAGACGGTTAACCAGGCAACAATATCCACAGATTCACGATTTGGGATTTTATCAAAGTCCGGGCCAGATGCCAAAAAGATGTTTACTGATAAGGTCGTACCCATATCAGTTAATTACCCATTCTTCTTCAAACCAATCCAGGACGGTATGGACAGGCCGAAGACAGAACTTGCGTACAGGGTACCAGCGTCGAAGTTTACCAGAAAGAAACTTGACACCAACGAGAAGCTACAGGAGATCTCCGGTCTTGACACCACGATCGACTGGAAGAACACAGGGGACAACTCGTACGACGGTGAAAAATTAAAGCTACTAGTACACGATGAGAGTGGAAAGTGGGAAAGACCTACAAATATATTAAACAACTGGAGGGTAACTAAAACTTGTTTAAGACTAGGTTCTAGAATTATAGGTAAGTGTATGATGGGTTCAACATCAAACGCTTTAGATAAAGGAGGGGAGAATTTTAAAAAATTATATTATGATTCAGATGTCACAAGCAGAAACGCCAATGGACAGACTCGTTCAGGACTCTATAGTTTGTTCATACCTATGGAATGGAACTACGAAGGATACATTGATTCTTATGGATTTCCTGTATTCAATACGCCAAGAAAAGCAATTGAGGGACCACAAGGGGATTTAATAGATCAAGGTGTTATTGACTACTGGCAAAATGAAGTTGAAGGATTAAAGAGTGATCAAGATGGTTTAAACGAATACTATCGTCAGTTTCCAAGAACAGAGCAGCATGCTTTTAGAGATGAAACAAAGCAATCTTTATTTAACCTTACTAAAATATATGAGCAAGTAGATTATAACGAAGACTTAAGAAACAGCTCTATCGTTACTACAGGTAGCTTTCAATGGGAAAATGGAATTGTAGATTCGAAAGTTTTATTCATGCCTAATAAGAATGGTAGGTTTAAAATTACTTGGGTTCCACCAATTGAATTGCAAAATAGAGTAATAAAAAAAGGTAACACAAAATATCCAGGTAATGAGCACTGCGGTGCATTTGGATGCGACAGTTATGATATATCAGGTACAGTTGACAAAAGAGGTTCTAACGGGGCTTTACATGGTTTAACTAAGTTTAGTATGGAAGATGTTCCACCTAATAGATTCTTTTTAGAATATATAGCTAGGCCACAAACTGCTGAAATATTTTTTGAAGATGTATTAATGGCTTGCGTATTTTATGGTATGCCAATACTCGCAGAAAATAATAAACCTAGATTACTGTATCATTTTAAAAGAAGAGGGTACAGGGGTTATTCAATGAATAGACCAGACAAGAAATACAATAAATTATCAATAACTGAAAGAGAGATAGGTGGAATACCAAACTCAAGTGAAGATATTAAACAAGCTCATGCTGCAGCTATAGAAACTTACATAGAAACTTTTGTTGGTCAAAATGAAGCTGGGTATGGTGATATGTATTTTCAAAGAACTTTAGAAGATTGGGCTAAGTTTAATATTAACAATAGAACAAAGCATGATGCATCTATCAGTTCAGGTTTAGCAATAATGGCTTGTAATAAAAACCTATATGCGCCAGGCAGTCCTGTGCATAAAAAAATATATAATTTAGGAATTAAAAAGTTTGACAATAGAGGTTCTATGTCTAAAATAATAAAATAAATGAAAATATACACAAACAATAACAGTGCGTTTCCTAGCCAAATTGTAAGTAATGAGGAAAAATCAAGTAGAGATTACGGTCTACAGGTTTCTCAAGCTATCGAGCAAGAGTGGTTTAATCAGGGTAGGTCTGGTGGTAATAGATACTTAACAAATTGGAATAATTTTCATTCACTTAGATTATACGCAAGAGGGGAGCAACCTGTACAAAAATATAAAGACGAGTTATCTATAAATGGTGATTTGTCATACCTTAATTTAGATTGGAAGCCTGTTGCTGTAATAGCAAAATTTGTAGACATAGTTGTCAATGGAATGACCAATAAGTCATACGACATTACAACATTTGCGCAAGATCCTTTTTCTGTTAAAAGCAGAACGGATTATGCAACCGCTGTAGAACAAGACATGAATAACAAAGTGCTGCTTGAAAACATTAAGCAGGAGTTGGGAATGGAAATGGCCACTACTGGAAATTTAGAAGATCTTCCAGAAAGCAAAGAGGAATTAGACGTACATCTTCAAATGACTTACAAACAAAATGTAGAAATAGCCGAAGAAGAAGTTATAAACAATGTTTTATCATTTAACAAGTACGATGAAATTAAAAAAAGAGTAGCATACGATTTAACTACTATTGGCATTGGGGCTAATAAAACTAGGTTTAATAAAGCAGAAGGCATTATTACCGAATATGTAGATCCAGCTAATATGGTTTATTCATATACCGAAAATCCAAACTTTGAAGATATATATTATGTAGGCGAGGTTAAATCAATATCGTTACCTGAGCTTAAAAAAGAGTTCCCGTATATTTCAGAAGATGAGCTGCGAAGGATACAAGAAACACCTAACAATAGACAGTATGTAACGGGATGGGGTAACTACGATGAAAACACTGTCCAAGTATTGTATTTTGAATACAAGACTTATATGGATCAAGTTTTTAAAATAAAGAAAACAGATCAAGGATTAGAAAAAACATTAGAAAAGCCAGACACTTTTAATCCACCTGAAAATGATAATTTTGAAAGAATATCTAGAACAATAGAAGTATTATACACTGGAGCAAAAGTATTAGGCACTGATCATTTATTAGAATGGAAGATGGCCGAGAACATGACCCGTCCAACCGCAGACACAACAAAAGTAGTAATGAACTACTGTATATCTGCGCCTAGAATGTATAAAGGAAGAATAGAATCCATAGTAAGTAAGATAACTGGATTTGCTGATATGATCCAATTAACGCATCTTAAGCTACAACAAGTAATGTCTAGAATAGTACCGGATGGTGTATTTTTAGATATGGATGGTTTAGCTGAAGTTGATTTAGGTAATGGAACCAATTACAATCCAGCGGAAGCTTTGAATATGTATTTCCAAACAGGTTCTATTGTTGGTAGATCACTTACTCAAGATGGTGAATTAAATAGAGGTAAAGTTCCAGTACAAGAATTGTCGACATCATCGGGTCAAGCTAAAATACAAAGTTTAATTGGTACATACCAATATTACCTACAAATGATACGGGACGTTACTGGTTTAAATGAAGCTAGGGATGGCAGTGCACCTGTTAAAGACTCGCTTGTGGGGCTACAGAAGATGGCCGCTAACGCGTCTAATATTGCAACTAAGCATCTACTAGATTCTTTGTTATATATAACCATTAGAACTTGCGAAAACATTAGCTTAAAAGTTGCAGATGTTTTACAAAATCCTTTAAATGAAAACGCATTAACTAATGCTATAAGTACTTTTAACACCAAAACATTAGAGGAGCTAATAAACTTGCAGATACATGATTTTGGTATATACTTAGAGTTAGAACCTGAGGATGAAGAAAAAGCTGTTTTAGAGCAAAATATACAAATGGCTTTACAAACAGGAGCGATTGCGCTGTCCGACGCTATTGACATTAGGCAAATAAAAAACTTAAAGTTAGCAAATCAATTTTTAAAACTTAGACAAAAACAAAAAATAAAAAGAGAGCAAGAGCAGCAACAAGCCAATATACAGGCTCAAGCTCAAGCAAATGCTGAGGCAGCAGAAAAAGCGGCAATGGCTGAAGTACAAAAACAACAAGCACTGACGCAGGAAAAAGTTAGTATAGAGCAGGCTAAGTCGCAGTTTGAAATACAAAGAATGCAAACAGAAGCTCAAATAAAAAGAGAGCTAATGGCTGAAGAGTTTCAATACAATATACAACTAGCTCAGGCTCAGATGGGTGCAGCAAAAGCAAAAGAGCAAGAAATTGAAGACAGAAAAGATCAAAGAATAAAATTGCAAGGAACACAGCAATCTGAATTAATTAACCAAAGACAAACAGAAGGATTACCTAAGAATTTTGAATCATCTGGTAATGATGTTTTAGGTGGATTTGGTTTAGAAGAATTTGGTCCTAGCTAAAATTACAAACAATTATTTAATTATATTATATTATGTCAGAAGTAAAACAAGAAGGAGATTTTAAAATTAAATCTCAAAAAACAAGTCCTAAAAAGTTAGGCAATCAATCTAACGAAATAACTAAAGTTAATTTAAAAGAACCACTAGTGGACTTGCCGGACGCTGTTACAAAAGTAGTGATCCCGAAAGAAGAATTAAATCAAGATCCAGATGCCATTCAAACACAAAAGACAGATGATAGCAATGCTGTTGTCAAAGAACCAAAAAACAGTGCAGACAGCAAAACAGTGGCTGAAGAAATACGGAAGCCCGAAGAAGAAATAAATTCACCTATACAATTAATTGAAGTAGATGATGATGCGCTGCCGAATGATCAATTGCAAAAAGCTACTGAAGAGTTTAAGCAAGTGGTTGAGCAAAGAGTACTGCCTGAAAATATTGAAAAACTTGTTGCTTTTATGGAAGAAACAGGTGGGACAATAGAGGACTATACAAGATTAAATGCAGATTATTCAAGCATTGATGATACAACCCTATTAAAAGAATACTATAAAAAAACAAAACCTTATTTAGAGTCAGAAGATATTAGTCTATTATTAGAAGACTACGATTATGATGAAGACATAGATGAGGAAAGAGATATACGCAAAAAGAAAATTGCGTTTAAAGAAGAAGTTGGAAAGGCTAAAAGCTTTTTAGAAGAAACCAAGAGTAAATATTACGACGAAATCAAGTTGAGACCCGGCGTAACTCAGGAACAACAGAAAGCTGTAGATTTTTTCAACCGATACAACGAAGACGCTAAAATAGCGGAACAACAGCATGCGGATTTTACATCCCAAACTAATAAATATTTTACTGAAAATTTCAAAGGTTTTGATTTTAATGTCAGTAATAAAAAATTTAGGTACGGAGTTCAAGATCCTGCTAAGATAGCTTCAGAGCAATCAAGCATTAACAACTTTATAGGTAAGTACCTAGATAAAAAAGGTAATGTATCTGATCCTCAAGGCTATCACAAAGCTATTTTTATGGCTACTAACGCAGACAAAATTATTAATCATTTTTATGAACAAGGAAAATCTGATGCTACCAAAGATATTATTGGTAAATCAAAAAATCCTAGCTCTCAACCAAGACCATCTAATGGTTTTATTAATGGTTTAAAAGTTAAATCTGTAACTAGTGGTTCTGATTCTTCAAAATTAAAAATTAAAAAATTTAACTAAAAAACAATTATTATGAGTTTAACTCCACAATTTGGGTCATTAGTCCCATCTCAAACACAACAATTGCTATCCACAAACTATTTGCAATTTAATGCAGCTGGTGGTGGTGGTACTTTCGCGCAACAATACTTGCCGGAAATTTATGAACAAGAAGTAGAGCGTTATGGAAACAGAACGTTATCTGGATTCTTAAGAATGGTTGGCGCTGAAATGCCAATGACTTCTGATCAAGTAATTTGGTCTGAACAAAACAGATTACATATATCTTACCAAGGTATAGGTATCGCAGCTAACGTTGGTACTACTAACGTAATTACTGTTGCAGCTAATGTAAACAACGTTGTATCTATCAACGATACTGTTGTACTTTTAAATCCTGTATCAGGAGCTGAAGTTAAAGCTATCGTAACAGCTACTGTACCTGGAGCTGGTGGAAACTTTACGGTTGCGCCTTTTAATGGAGCTGGATTAGTTACTCAGTTTGTAGCGGGAGTTACAGCAGTTGGAGCAATACCTGGATTAAAAGTATTTGTATATGGATCTGCTTACACAAAAGGAACTAGTTTAGGTACTGGATCTGGGAACTCTGCAGCACGTATCAGTGTTGACCCTCAGTTAACTCAGTATTCTAACTCTCCAATCATCATTAGAAGCCAATACCAAGTATCAGGTTCTGATATGGCTCAAATCGGATGGGTAGAAGTTGCTACTGAAGACGGAACATCTGGATATTTATGGTACTTAAAAGCTGAATCTGAAACTAGATTACGTTTTGAGGACTACTTAGAAATGTCTATGGTAGAAGGTGAGTACAATCAAATCGCTGCAGGAGTAAATGCTTCTACAGGATTACCTGGAACTCAAGGTTTATTCTCAGCTATTCAAACTCGTGGTAATGTAGAAGTAGGATTTACTGCTGCTGCTGGACTTGACGAATTTGATGCTATCTTAAAGAACTTAGATACTCAAGGAGCTATTGAAGAGAACATGTTATTCTTACAAAGACAAACGTCTTTAGATTTTGATGATATGTTAGCTGCAATCTCTGGAGGTGCTCAAGGTGGTACTGCTTATGGATTATTCGAAAACTCTGAAGAGATGGCATTGAACTTAGGTTTCTCTGGTTTTAGAAGAGGTTCTTATGACTTCTACAAGACTGACTGGAAATACTTAAACGATGCTTCTACTCGTGGAGGTGTTGATGGTATTAGCTCTATTGAAGGTGTATTAGTACCTGCTGGAACTTCTACAGTATATGATCAGATTTTAGGAACTAACATCAGAAGACCTTTCTTACATGTAAGATATAGAGCTTCTCAATCTGATGATAGAAGAATGAAGTCTTGGTTAACTGGTTCAGCTGGAGGCGCTGCAACATCTGATTTAGATGCTATGCAAGTTAACTTCTTGTCTGAGAGATGTTTAGTAACTCAAGCTGCTAATAACTTTGTATTATTCAAAGGAATCTAAGGATTCAAAATTAATGTAATATTACCCTCGTGATAACTACGGGGGTAATTATTACTTTTATACGACGATAGCCTACTACTATTAATATATACTAGCTATTGTCACACTTACAAACTATTTAATTATATTATATTATGGCTGCAAAAAAAGCACCAGCAAAGAAAGTTGAGGTTGCTCCTCAGCAAAAGGAAGTGGCTAAAGCCGCTCCAAAAGTAGAACCAACAAAACCAAGTTGGGAAATAAAAGATAGAGTATACTATTTAAAAGGTGATAAATCCCCTTTAACTTTGACAATACCAGGTAGACATACTAGGAAGCACGCGTTGCTTTACTTTGATATTATTTCTGGCAAACAAAGAGAGATAAGATATGCTACGAACCAGGAATCTCCGCTGGTAGATGAGCAAAAAGGAGAATGCACTATGGGGCATATAAGGTTTTTAGATGGTACATTAACTGTGCCTAAAGAAAAACAAAATTTACAAAAATTACTATCGTTATACCATCCTTTAAAAAGTAGAGTCTACGAAGAATTTAGCGCTGTAGAAGTTGCTGAAGATGAGTTAGATGTATTAGATCTGCAAATAGACGCTTTGAATGCGGCTAGAGAAATGGATATTGATCAAGCTGAAGCTATTTTGAGAGTTGAGCTTGGTTCTAAGGTAGGTAATATGAGCTCTAAAGAGTTAAAAAGAGATTTGCTTTTGTTTGCTAAAAACAATCCAGGCTTATTTATGGAATTAGCAAATGACGAAAATGTTCAACTTAGAAATGTAGCTATAAGAGCTTCGGAGCTTGGAATAATAATTTTATCTCAAGATCAAAGAACGTTTTCTTGGGGTTCCAACGGAAGGAAACTAATGACAGTTCCTTTTGATGAAAATCCTTACTCTGCAATGGCATCTTACTTTAAGACCGATGAAGGTGTAGAAGTTTTTAGATCTGTAGAGAAAAACTTAAATTAACATGTAATCATTAATATACCGGCTGCTCTAAGTGGTCGGTTATATTATAAAAAAAACAAAATAATGGCTATAAACGTAGATTTAGTTTATAAAACTGTCTTATTAATACTCAATCAACAACAAAGAGGCTACATAACGCCTGATGAGTTTAATAAAGTAGGTAATCAAGTACAATTAGGAATCTTTGAAAAGTACATGAGTGACCTGAATCAACAACTTCGTATTCCAGAAAACGATAGCGAATATGCCAATAGAGTTAAAAATATTGATGAAAAAATAGATATTTTTAAAAGAATAGGACCTGCTACATACAGCGCTCCTTATTTTAACTTACCATCAACCTCAACCTCTGCAACATCTACGCAGACGTTCACGGTGCCAGCATTGCCAAATCCGGCTACAAACAAAATATACAATGTAACTAACTGGTCTTCTTCTCAATCACAGGGAGCTATAATTAAGGTTTTTAAAAATGGAGTATTACAAACATCTCCAGCCCAGTATTCATTTAATACAACATCAAACAATATAGTTTTTGTTACAGCGCCAGCTATAAATGAAGTTATAATTGCAGAATTATATCCATCTGATTTTTACAGGCTAGGTACTGTTATATATAATGATATAGTAGAAGCTCAAATGATAGATAGGAATGAATGGTACAAAATTAAAAAAGCACCTTTAATAGCACCTACATCATCTCAGCCTGTGTTCTTATATGAAAACAATAAAATAGAATTATTCCCTACATCTATTACTTCAAGTGTGCAAGTTTCTTATATAAAGAAACCTAACCAAGTGCAATGGGGATATTCAGTTGGATCTTTAGGTCAGTTCTTATATGATCCATCATCTTCCACAAACTTTGAGTTACATGTCTCAGAACAGGTAGATTTAATAAGCGGTATACTTTTATATTCAGGAGTCATAATACAAGACCCTACTATAATACAAGTAGCATCTCAGCAAATTCAACAAGAAGACATTAACGAAAAATCATAATAAACCATGGGTTTAATCACTGAAAATAATCAACAGTATTATGCAGGCTCTCAGCAATTTATATCCGCTGCTGGTCCAAATCAAAAATTTACAACAACTTTTGATACTAACTTAGTTTTTGGTAGTTACGATCCTCTGCAAGTTAACTATACTTTAAACAATTTTAAATTATATACAGCCCCAGCTGGATCATTAACCTACACAGAGTATATACTTTCTTACACTGTAACAGGTAACGAGATTGAGATAGATGCATCGTTAGCCTTAAATACCAATGTTGTTGTTCAATTAAAATCTTTAAGTGGAGGTAATTACGGTAATAAGGATGCTTTTGGCCAAGCTGTAGAAAATAATTATGATAGCTATTCTTATATTAAGCTTGATGAAGTAATAAACAATTTCCAAGTAGCTTACGTAGGAACAGGTAAATTAATACCAAGTTGTAAAAGAACAGATATAATATTCCACGCTAAAAGAGGACTGCAAGAATTTAGCTATGATACTTTAAAAAGTATTAAGTCTCAAGAATTAACTATACCTCCAGGTCTTAGTGTAGTTATACCTCAAGACTACGTAAATTATGTTAAAGTTTCTTGGATAGATCAATTAGGTATTAAAAGACCTATATACCCAGCAAACAATTTAACTATAAACCCATACAGCACGCCTACGCAAGATGATCTTGGTGTACCAGTGCAAGATAACTTAGGTAAAAATATACAGGGTACATCGATAACAGAAGATAGATGGGCTAATGATCCGGTAATCAACGAAGATCTTTTTGGTTACAATAGAGACGAACTTTTAGGTAGGGGATACGGTTATGGTCAAATGTACGGCATTGACCCACAATATTCTCAAGCAAATGGATGGTTTACAATAAACGACAGAGAAGGAAAGTTTTCTTTTTCAAGTAATCTAGCGAATAAATTAATAGTCTTAGAGTATGTATCTGACGGTTTAGCTTATGATATGGATACTAGAATACCAAAGATGGCAGAAGAGGCTCTGTATGCTCATATAAGCCACGCTGTGATAGCTTCTAGAATAAACCAACCTGAATATATAGTTAGAAGATTAAAACAAGACAGGAGCGCTAAATTAAGAAATGCTAAAATAAGATTATCTAACATTAAGCTTGATGAAATAGTCCAAGTAATGAGAGGTAAATCTAAATGGATTAAACATTAGAATTAAATGGCTGAAATAAAAAACACTTTTCTTAAGGGAAAAATGAATCAAGATCTTGACTCTCGTATTGTACCTAACGGTGAATATAGGGAAGCTAGAAATTTATCTATAAGCAGATCAGAAGGGTCTACTGTAGGAGAATTTGAAAATATTTTAGGTAATACAGCTATATCTAGTTTAACAGCTATTGGAGCGCCTGCAACAACAGAGATCATTGGTAAATTTATTGATGAAAACTCAAGTATGGCATATTTTATGGCTACTGATTGGAATCCAGGTGATGAATCTAGAGCTCCAGGTACGGCAAAGTGTTACATAGTAAGCGTTGACTTGTCTTCAACAAACCCTCCTTTAATATTGGTTCAAGGTAATTTCTTAAATTTTAATCAAGGTTATATAATAACAGGTATAAATTTAATTGAAAACCAATTGTTTTGGACAGACAATTTAAACCAGCCAAGAAAAATAAACGTTTCTCTTGCAACTAGTAATTCATCCCATTATACAACAGAAGATCAAATATCTGTAGCTAAATATGCTCCCTTTGAGCCAATATTAGCTATGGAAAGGGTGCAAACAACTTTAAATGGAGACGTTACAGCTTCCGCTACTATAGTTGTAGCAGATTCTACTGGTATAAAAGTTGGCGATATTGTTACTGATAAAGTAAAAATCGGAGCGCAACAAATATTAGAATTAGTTACAGTTATAGGTATACCAGCAGCAGCAAATACATTAACATTATCTATTCCTGTCACTATAATAGATACTACCCCTTTGGATTTTAGTAGACCTTCTATGACTAATAAGAACAGGTTATTTATGTCTAATCATTCTTCTGGAGCTGTCACTATAGCAGGTGGAGGAACGCCTAATCCAATAACAGCTATATACACTATAAGCGGAAATGGAGCTGATGTTGATTTTTTATACAGCGGTAATAACGGAATACCTAAGGTAGGTGATTTAGTTACTGGACCAGGAATATCTGCTGATACTAGAGTTTCTTTTGTTGAAGTTTTAGACAATGACGCGGTTGCACCTGCTCAATCTATATCCATAAAGCTAAATAAAGAAACTACAACTGCTGATTCAGATGTTATATCGATAAGTGACAATCCTGATTACGATGCTAACTGGAAAGGTGATGATAATTTTTTAGAGGATAAGTTTGTAAGATTTAGTTATAGATTTAAGTTTGAAGATAATGAATATTCTTTAATGGCTCCTTTTAGTCAACCTATGTTTATACCAAAACAATATAGTCAATTTGGTGGAGGCTTGTTATCTCCTACAGAAGATATGGATGATGCTTATAAATCTACTATAGTCGCTTGGTTTGAAAATAACATAAACAATATACTGCTAAGAATTCCGGTAATGGAAAGTACAGCAGCGAGCTTAATTAGTAGCTTTAAAATAACGGACATTGATATATTATATAAAGAGTCTGATGCTTTAGCAGTAAAAGTACTTGAAAC